ACTCTTTTTACGTAAACTAGTTATTAACATAGGGGGGGGGTAAACACGATTATGCGTGGACGCAAACCCAAACCAACACATTTAAAAATCTTAGAAGGGAAAGATACTTTCATTCCTTCTACCGAGCCTATTCCTGACGGCAATTTAGACGCTGCCCCAGATTGGATGAGCGCAGATCAACAGACTGCGTGGCAATACGCTATTGAAAATTCGCCTAGCGGGTTATTAAAACTATTGGATAAATCTGTTTTAACAGCATGGGTAATCGCAGAAGATTTACACCGACAAGCCGTGCAAGAAGTAAACCGCAGAGGGCTGATTGTTAAATCACCCGTAAAAGGTGAGCCGATGCAAAACCCTTGGCTGGCGATTGCGAATAGACAAGCGCAGTTAATGATGAAAGCTGCGGCAGAGTTAGGTTTTACCCCTAGACAGTCGAAGCAGAGTATACTGTACCTTGAAGGTGATAATGAGCAAAAACCCGTTCGCAACTAGTTTGCCAACAGACCGTTGAGCGAGCAAATGACTATATTAAAAATGTTTTATCCGGTAAGGTTCCCGCTTAGCCATTGGGTAAAGCAAAGCTTGTTTAACGTCTAAAAAACAGACTTAAAACGTAAAAATTTTAATTATAAATTTGATTTAACGACTGCTAATCTAGTCTGTCGGTTTGTGGAATCGTTACCACATATAAAGGGTAGTCAATTTGCAGGGCAAAATATAACCTTAGAGCCTTGGCAATGTTTCATATTAACTACCGTTTTTGGCTGGATACATAAACAAACAAGTTTGCGGCGTTACCGTACCGTATATATCGAATGCCCTCGTAAGAACGGCAAGAGTACATTGTCCGCACCGATTGCGCTGTACCTTCTTTCCGCAGACAACGAAGCTGGCGCAGAGATTTATTCCGCAGCTACGACTAGGGATCAGGCAAAAATTGTTTGGGAAGATGCCAAACGAATGGCAGATAAAAGCCCCGGATTACGTTCGGCGCTAGGCGTAGGAACGTCAGCGCACTCTATTTTTGTTACAAAAACCGCTTCATCTTTAAAGGCTTTATCAAGAGATCAACAAGGCAACCTCGACGGGCTAAACGTACACGGCGCAATCATTGACGAACTGCACGGACACAAAGATCGAGGCGTATGGGACGTTATAGAAACTGCAACAGGCTCACGAACTCAACCTTTAATATGGGCGATCACTACCGCAGGAAGTAACCGAGTCGGTATCTGTTACGAACAACAAGCGTATGTTCGTAAAATTTTAGATAATGTTCACGAAGATGATACCTACTTCGGCATCATTTACACCATTGACGAGGGCGATGATCCGTTTGACCCAACGATTTGGCAAAAGGCAAATCCGAACTACGGCATAAGCGTTAACCCAGAAGATTTACAGCGCAAAGCTAGCAAGGCTATGCAGATGGCAGCGGCGCAAAATAACTTCCTTACTAAACATTTAAACGTCTGGGTAAACGCAGATACGGCGTGGATGAATATGCAGTATTGGGATAAATGCGGTATGCCAGAACTTAACGAGGATGATTTCCTAGGGGAAGATTGTATTCTTAGTTGTGACCTAGCTACGAAGATAGATATAACAGCCAAAATTAAACTTTTCTGGCGTGTAATTGACGGAAAAGCGCATTATTATGTGTTCGGGAAGTACTATTTACCCGAAGTTGCCGCAGAAGATGGGCGAAATTCTCATTACCACGGATGGTCAAAAGAAGGTAAACTCACGCTAACCGATGGAAACGTAACCGATTACAGCATTATTGAAGATGAAATTCGTGCGGATGCGGCTAAATTTAACGTGCTTGATGTAGGTTTTGACCCTTGGCAAGCGTCTTCTATCATGCAAAAATTGCAAATGGACGGGTTGCCCGTTACAGAATATCGTCAGACGGTTCAGAATTTAAGCGAACCGATGAAAGAGTTAGAAGCTTTAGTTTTACAGAACCGCATTCATCATAGCTGTGATCCTGTTTTAACTTGGATGATTTCTAATGTGGTGGCACACGTTGACGCAAAAGAAAATATCTACCCACGCAAAGAATTTCCTGAAAACAAAATAGACGGGGCAGTTGCATTGATTTGTGCGCTAGGAATGGCGATTACTAAAGGTGATGATCTTGCTGCGTTTAACGAGTTTATTGCCCGTCCTATAGGGATTTAAAATATGACAACTTTCTGGCAGTCGATGTGGAGTTGGCTAGGCGGCAACACGACACAGCGCAATCGTGGCGTCCAGTACCCGTCTCCGGGCTACCAAGAAGCGGCAGCAGTTAGCGTCACCGAAGATACTGCGATGCAAGTTAGCGCAGTTTGGGCGTGTGTACGATTACTTAGTGAGACAGTAGCAAGCCTGCCTTTCAACGTGTACCGCAAGACACCAAACGGACGAGAGTTAGCGCCAGATTTTTGGTTTGCTCGATTAATGGCTAGAAAGCCGAACCGTTACCAGACAAGGCTAGAGTTTTTCGAGACAATGATGCTAAATCTTGCGTTGCACGGTAACGCATACGCAAAAATCAGCCGTGTTGGGGGCGAAATTAAGGCGCTTTTGCCGCTGATGACCGCACAAGTCACGCCTTCTTTGCTTGCTGATGGCTCAATCGTGTACCAATACGAGGCTGATGGCAACGTGGATGTGTACGCAGAGGAGTCGATTTGGCACGTTAAATTATACGGAAACGGCATTGTAGGTAAATCGCCACTCGCTTTCGGGCGAAATATCGTAGGTATTACGCAAGCAGCCGAGCAAGCAGTAACAAAAATTTACACTAACGGCGGCAAGCGTAGCGGTGTTTTATCGTTAGATCGTCAATTAACACCCGTTCAACGAGAACAAATTCGAACAAACTTTAGCGGATTAACTTCTGGTACTGATGACAGAATGTTAGTGCTTGAAATGGGAATGAAATTTGACCCCATTGCAATGAGTCCCGCAGATATTGAACTGTTGGCTTCTCGTCGTTACCAGCTAGAGGAAATCTGCCGCTGGTTCGGTGTGCCGAGCGTGTTAGTGAACGATACTTCAGGCTCGACCACTTGGGGCAGCGGTATCGAGCAGCTTGTTAGCGGATTTTATAAACTGAACTTGCGCCCGTACCTAGAACGCTTCGAAGCCTCGATCTCTTGCAACTTATTATCCGCAGAGGAAGCCAGAATATACGAAGCAGAGTTTGATTTTGAAGGTTTGCTACGTTCAGACTTAAAATCACGCCTTGAAGCGTACCGCTCGGGCGTACAGGGAACGATTCTTACGCCAAACGAGGTGCGAGTCATGGAAGGTTTGCCTCGCATGGACGGGGGTGATGAGCTTCTTAGCCAAGTTAATATGATGCCACTTGGCAAACTCGGACAAAACACTACGCAGGGGGTGGCAGATGCTACACAAACTCAACTCAATTGAAACCGTAGATTTTAAGTTCTACGAAGGTAAGCAGGGAGTATTCTCTGGTTACGCCTCGGTCTTTAATGGGGTAGATAGCTATGGGGATACGATTATCCCCGGCGCATATAAATCTACCATCACAGAACGTGAGCGCCCGATTCAACTGCGCTTTAATCACGAACAAGGCGTAATCGGTAAGTGGATTCGCATCGAGGAAGATGACAAAGGGCTGTATGTTGAGGGCGAACTGACCCCCGGACACTCTAAAGCCATCGACGTATACGCATCTTTAAAACATGGTGCGATCAGCGGCTTATCCATTGGCTACCGTGCTATTAAATACACCGAAAATAAAACCGGAGGATTAAACCTAGAGGAAATTTCGCTAATTGAGATTAGCGTGGTTGAATCTCCCGCAGATTTAAACGCACAGATTGGTACAATTAAATCTGTGTTGGACGAAATTAAAACTTTAAAAGAAATTGAGGCTCTACTGCGTGATGCTGGCGGGTTCTCTCGGGCAGATGCGACTGCGCTCGTCAGTCGTGTTAAAGCCTTGGCGCACGGTGATCGTGAATCAGAAAAAAGTGCAAGCGAGATATTACAGTACATCCAATCAGCATCACTTAAACTTAGGAGCTAGATTATGTCAACAGACATCGAGATTAAAGCCGCACTAGATGCGCATGGCAAGGCTATTGAAACCGCAATGTCAAAATATGACGCTCAGGTTGCCGACCTCGGCAAAGCCGATGAGCTAACCAAGGGTGAGCTTCGTGCGTTAAGCGAGAAGTTTGAATCCACCATTACTGAGATTGTTCAGAAAATGGATTCGGCAAAGAAAGACGCAGCACCAGAGCTTACCGCTGGCGCTGAGTTCGTGAAGTCTGAACAGTTTAAGCAATTGGTCGCAGGTCAGACTCAACGCGCTCGTTTCGAAGTTAAAAACACCGTGCTATCTGGTTCGACTACGGTGTTCCCACAGCAACAGCCCGGCATTATCCGTGGTGACTTCTTGCCCGTCACGATCCGTGAGCTGCTTCGCGCAATTCCTGTGACTAGCAACATGGTCAACAGCTTGCGTGAATTGGCTTTCACAAACAATGCGGCTGAAGTTAGTCAAGGCGCAGCCAAGCCCGAGTCCGATCAGACTTTTGAACAATACAACGTGCCAATCACAACGGTTGCACATTGGATCAAAATCTCTAATCAGCTTTTGGCAGACGCTCCTGCGGTTGTGGCTTATATCGACACAAGGGCAAGAGACGGACTCGCACAGCGTATTGATGCTCAGTTGCTCAACGGTAACGGCACATCACCTAACTTGTCAGGCTTGACCGATAGCGGCAACTTCACAGCCTACACCGCCACAAGCGGCGATTTGCTGGTCGATGCCATTAACCGTGCCAAGTATGCGTTGTGGGCAACAGGCAATATGCCTGATACCGTCATTGTTAACCCTGCAACTTGGGGCGCAATGGAGCGCACACGCGAAGGTTCGGGTACGGGTCAGTATCTGTATGGCTTGCCCGGCACGATGGCTGGCAATAACCCATTCGGTCTGCGTATTGTTCTCTCGAACAACATGGCGGCTGATAAGTTCTTGGTCGGTGCTATCGCCAATTCCGCAGTACTGTACACCCGTCAGGGTGCTACGGTGGAAATGGGCTATGTGAACGCCGATTTCACAAATAACCTCGTCACAATTCGGGTTGAGGAGCGTTTGGGCTTAGGTGTTGAGCGTCCTAGCGGTTTGTTGTATGGTTCGTTTACTGCGTAAGTAAACTAAGCGGGGAGGGGTTAAAATCCTTCCCCGTTTTTTAAGGTGCATTATGAAAATCTCAATGCTAAACAAGAAGGCAATTTTCGACGA